CCTGTAGATGTTACTGCGGTCGTCGACTATTCAGAAACAGATCAAAGCACAACCAAGTTTGGAATAGATAAGAATTACACAGTCCAGGTTTTTCTTCATGCCAGAGATCTGCTTGATATAGGCCTCGACGTTCAGGTTGGAGACTTTTTTAGTTACGGAGAAGTTTTTTATGAAATCGCTGCAAGAAAAGTTGAAAAGACTTTGTTTGGTCAAATTGAACACTATGCAGGTGTAACTCTAACAGCGGTCCCAGCAAGAAAGAACCAGTTTGTTACACAAGTGCTTGGTCCGACGGACTTTGTATATTCAGATAAAGATGCAGTGCAGACTACCTATAACCAGACCCGAGGATTTAAGGAAAATGATGATGGCGTTACGGGAGACGTTAGAGCTCTTCGTGAAAAGGGAATTTTAAGTGAGCCCATCACCGGGCCTAAGCAAGTTTCACCAAGAGGCAGCGACGTCTCAGATGACTATGCTTTTTATGATGAAGGCGAGGGATGATAAAAAACCATGCCTACTAGAAAAAATTTAGGAAACCCAAACGGCGGATCAATACACCAACCCGATCGAATTCAGTCGGGATACCAGGGCTCTAATGTTCCTGATGATTTCCACATCCCGTCTTGTGGCATAGGAGATGTTGATCGTGCATTTTTCAACCTTTTTGACAAAGATATAAACTTCACTATTGTCAATAGAGGGACGGCGGAAAAAGTTCCAGTGATCTTTGCTACCGGTGAGAGGTTTGCGATCATTAAAAAAGAGCAGCCTGTTCGAGATGACGCAGGTCGAGTTATTATACCGCTTATTTCAATAAGAAGGACTTCAATAGACCAGTCAACAGCGGCTACTGTTCCTGGCCCAAGAGCTGATGTAGGTGAAGTTGTTATCAAAAGACGACTAAGCTCTAAGGACCCAAGATATCAGTCGCTGGTAAATAAAACTCGATTGAGAAACCAAGCTAATGTTGCTTCTCCTGAAAATGTCGACTCAAGAAACCCAGCTAGAAATGCTCGTCCTGGTGACATAGGCTCAAGGCGCCCCAGCGCAGAGTTTGTAGGTGATACATACCCGGGATATTCTCTTAAGCCTGATCTGGGAAAAAATATATTTGAAATTATTACAATCCCAAATCCAACATTCTTTTCTGTAAGCTATGAAGTTGTATTCTGGACAAACTATGTCACGCACATGAACCAGCTCATTGAAACTTTAATGTCGTCATATAGCCCGTCAGGATCAGCACGACACGAATTTAAAATAACTAGTGACAAAGGATATTATTTTATTGCTTTTGTAGATAACACGCTAACAAGCGGAGATAATTTCGATGACTTTACAGATCAAGAGAGAATCGTACGGTATACCCTTAATTTTACAGTTACAGGTTACTTGATTGCACCTCAAAATCCAGGCGATCCGTCTCCCTTTAGAAAGTTTTTATCGGCGCCAGATGTTTCGTTTGAAATGTTCCAGATAAATGCCCCGCTTATTGCAGGGCAGGGAAATATACCTCCAGTATCTGGAGATATTGATGACTTTATTTTGCAAGATATTGAAGACATTGGAAAAGATGGGCAAGTTGTAGATTCTAATAGAAGAACAGTTGAAAAAGTAAGAAATATTACTAATAATCCCGTAACGGGAGAAACCGAAGTTGAGATTTTAAAAGTCTTATCTAGGAATGAAAGAAAGGGCGAATCAGTTGTTAAAGCAAGAATTATCAAGAAGCTGGGAGACATTTAGGGGACTTTTGATCTCAATCCCAATATTTATAGATAGTTATGTGCTAGGAGACCGTTTCAATGGCCGAACAAACATTTAGATCTCCCGGTTTTTTTGATCAAGAGGTAGACTTAACTCAACGTGAAAATCCCCCCCTGGGGACGCCTGCAGGAGTTATTGGTACCGCGGAAAAAGGACCTGCCTTCGTCCCTGTGACTGTGGGTTCTTTTGCTGACTTTCAATCTAAGTTTGGGGGTCTTAATTCAAAAAGATTTGGCCCCTATGCTGTCCGGGAATTTCTCAAAAATAGAGATGCAGTAACATATGTGAGAGTGCTTGGCGCCGGATCCAATGCATCAGTCGGTGATATAAACCGAACAAGAGCACAAGGTTCTGTTAAAAATGCAGGTTTTTCGCTTGCTTCAACTGCAGTTGCTGCAAATATCCAGCCGCTTGGGCATATGGGAACAGTTCAGTTTCTAACTGCAAAGCATGTTGTATCTGCATCTGAAGCATTTGGTTACCCAGTCTTTACAGACAATTCTACTATAGGGAATACTGACGCCAATCTTGTCAGGGCAGTTCTCTTTACTACGAATGATGCAAGGCTCGGGGTTCTTAATCATAATGGAACTGGTGCAACAATCAAGACTTCATTCAACGAGTTTGCAACAGTAGGCGGAGCATCAACTGTTTTAAAAGATGAATTCAAGATTTTTGTTTCTTCTTCTGCTGGGTCATCATACGGAAATGATGATAGCATCCCAGGAGCAAGAATTTTTACTGCCTCACTAAACCCGAGAAGTATCAACTACGTCAGAAACGTTCTTAATACAGATCCAGATAGATTTGTAGCAGAAAAGCATTTACTATATGCGGCATTTGATGTTGAGCCTGAGCTGGCTACAGTTGCACGAGCTTCAAACTCTGTAGCAATGCTTTCAGGATCAGGACACTCTTCTAACGATAATCCTGCATCTCAGGCATTTAGAGTTGCTTTTGGTCGACTTGATACGCGATACCAGACCCCAAGAACTACAGAATTTATTTCACAACCTTTTGGCGATACAGAATTTGATCTTTTCCATTTTGAAACGCTTTCTGACGGAGCCTATGGAAATACTAAATTTAAGGTTTCTATCAAGGCTGTTCGAGGATCTTCTGATCCTGCGCAAGAAAGAGGAACCTTTACAGTTCAAGTTAGAGCTTACGGAGATTCTGATTTTGCACCGCAGGTTTTAGAAGAATATCCTGGGTGTAATCTGAATCCCACGTCTGAAACTTATGTTGCCCGCATGATAGGTGATATGAAGGCGTTCTTTAATTTTGATGCAGATGATCCTGATGAACGTCGCGTAATGGTCCAGGGCAAGTTCCCCAATAAATCCAAGTATGTGCGAATAGTCATGCACTCTAACGTAGTTGACGATATAGCTCCTGCGACTGCCCTACCCTTTGGTTTCCGCGGTCTTCCTGCATTGAAGACTAATGATCTCAACTCAGATCAGCAGCCTAACAAAGGGCAAGCCCGACTCGCAGGCTACAGCGGAACTGATGCGCTTACGGGCTCGGTTGTCCCTCCAGTTCCCTTGACATTTAAAGCAACCAGAGGCGCAGTTTCCACAACTGCAGGCTTGGTTGGAAAATCAGGCGCCACCGAAACTGTTGATTCTAGAATTTATTTCGGTGTAAAGACGACAGCTCTGGCAGCTACGGGAACTGTGGGTAATGCTAACCTCAACTCTAACGTTGGAACTACAGTAAACCGAGGCCTAAAAGACCAGTTATCTTTCTTAGGTATAAAGAAGATGGATAATCTTCATACGGGATCCGGGGCTGATAACTTCAATGATAATAAGTTTACCCTTGCAAGGGTTGCTCTTCCTAATCAAGCCGGAGGAAGCTCAACAGGAATCTATAATGATACAGAGCTTTCAGGGACAGTAGCAGAGCATATGCTCGATGCTGCTTACATTAGAAACGGAAACCCAGACTCAGCCCAGTACACAATTACTGTAGGGTCCGACCTCTCCAATAGAATTACTTTTGGAACTTTGCTTGCCCAGACTTCTTCTGTATCCTTTAATCGGTTTACAGATTTCATGAAGTTTACGAATGTATTTTACGGAGGTTATGACGGAGTTAACGTCATGGACAAGAATGCTCGACGTCTAAATGACAAATCAATCTCCCTAGATACAGGCGGAGGTGCAGCATCCGGCTATGTCCCGTCTGGTTTCGCCGGAAATCAAAATGGCATAGGTAAAGATAACAGCGGCGTCAGATCTTACCAGGCTGCAGCAGATATCATGACAGATCCTTTTGCAGTCAATACAAACATTCTTGCAATACCTGGAATTAGAGAGAGCTTTGTAACTGATCACGCAATGAGCAAAAACAAAGATTACGGTATGTCTATCTACTTACTGGATATTCCACAATTCGATGATTCTGATAATAGAATTTATGATGATGCCTCTGAGAGGCCATCAGTTTCAAAAACCGCAATTCAGTTTGAGGGAAGAAGAATTGATAATAATACCGCCGCCGCCTATTTCCCAGATGTTGTGATCGAAGACGATCTAAACAATGAGAGAATTAAGGTCCCACCCTCAGTGGCTGCAATTGCGGCACTTGGATTCAATGATGCAGTTTCATTCCCGTGGTTCGCACCCGCAGGATTCAATAGAGGATCCTTGGAATTTGTTAAAAATACCGGAGTTCGGTTAACAGCAGGTGACAGAGATACTCTTTATGATTCTAGAGTAAATCCAATTGCTAATTTCCCACAACAAGGATTTGTAATCTTCGGACAAAAGACTTTGCAGGCTGCTCAATCTGCATTGGATCGTGTCAACGTAAGAAGACTAATGCTCGAAGTTAAGCGTGCAGTCTCAGATGTAGCTAACAGGATTTTGTTTGAGCAAAATACTCCGGCCACCCGCGCAAGATTTATTTCGCAGGTAACCCCTATATTAGCTACGATTCAAGCCCAAAGCGGAATTGAGAATTTTAAGGTTGTAATGGATGATACGAACAACACTACGGATGATGTTCTCTCTAATCGATTGAATGGTAAAATTGTTCTTGTTCCAACACGAGCGATTGAGTTTATTTCACTAGACTTCGTAATTACTAATTCAGGAGTTAGCTTTGAGTAATAGATATATTTTGAGCATATTCAGGAGAAAAGTCTGATGTCAGAGACAACATTTACGAGCCCCGGAGTCAGAACAAATGAAATAGATGTTTCAACTCCAAGTAGATCGGGGCCTTCTGGAGTTCCCGCAGGAGTTGTTGGGACAGCTAACGAAGGCCGCGCCTTTGTTCCTGTTCTTGTGGCTAACACACAAGAATTTGAAAATATTTTTGGCCCAATCAAGGGTGATAAGTTTGGCCCCCTAGCAGCTCAGCAATGGCTGAACAATGCACGTGCTTTAACATATGTTCGAGTATTGGGTACAGGAAATGCCAAACAAAGAAGCACAACCGATGGAACAGTTACAAACGCTGGTTTTGTCGTAGGTCAAAAAGAGCCACTATCAAATGGATTGCTAGGCCACAACCCCAGTGCTGTCCAGCACGGTCCGCCTGGAAGGTCTTATTTTCTAGGCTGTTTTATGTCGCAGTCTGCAGGCTCAACCATATTCAGTGATGCCGGCATTCAAATTCTCGGTGATGAGAGAGCGCGCCCAATTCTTAGAGGCGTTGTTTTTGCAGCTTCGGGTGTTGTACCCACTCTCTCCTCTTCGAATAAAGTCGCTGGTCGAACCTCTGCAGCACCTTCACCCACCGTGGACAGCAGAACGCTCAAGGGCGGCTTAACTGGAACGGTTGATATCGGTAGTGGTAAGCAAGAGTTCGTAATGCTTTTAAATGGACATAGGAACACGCCTTATAAGAACGTTGTTACCGCATCTTTTGATCCATTAGCAACCAATTACTTCGGAAATGTTTTCAATTCAGATCCAGCCGCCATTCAAGATCACGGTTATGTCCTCTACTCTCAGTATGACGTTTATTCTGCTTTCGCGGCCGTTACAGGGACTAAGTGCTTACCCGTTACAGGAACAGCTCAACCGGCAAATCATGAAAACATTGCATTTATGACAACGTCTTCACTTGGAAGAAACGCAGGATCTACTACGGTTCCAAATTACGAAAATTTCCAAGAGCGATATGCACCTCCTCATGCACCCTTTGTTATCTCACAAACAATAGGCGGAAAAAGAAGAAGTCTCTTTAGAGTTCATGCTATTTCTGATGGCACCGTTGCTAATCGCCGCTATAAGATTTCTATAGAAAATGTTGCCAAGTCATCTGATCCCAATAATAACTACGGAACATTTGATGTTGTCGTTAGAGATTTCGGAGATAAAGATCAAGAACAAGTCAAGCTCGAAGAATGGCGAGGTCTAAACCTAGATCCTACTTCTGATAATTTTATTTCTAGAAGAATCGGTGACCAGCATGTCTTCTATGATTTTGATAGAGCACAAGGTTCACAAAAGCTAGTAGTTCAAGGAAACTTCCCAAATGTTTCGAGCAGAATTCGTATTTCTCTCGACGCAGCTGTTGCAAATGGAGACATATCAGATGTAGCCCTTCCGCTAGGATTCCGAGGACCAGATCATCTAATAACGTCAGGTTCAGATATACTAACAGCAACTCCTTTCAATGCAAACCTACAACAAATCGTTGAACCACCTGTTCCCTTGAGAATAGACATTAATGATGGATTGGCAACGAAAAAGATTGCAAATCCAGCGTATTATTGGGGCGTTCAATTCGAAAGAAGAACATCAACATCTTTACCCAACAAGGAAAAAATTGCTGATGCAACTATTTCTTCTTTTACGAAATTCTTTCCCAACTTTTTAGGGGTTTCAAACCAGAACTTTGTGACGGGAAACAACCCCAATCAGGCTGATTCTAGTGGAGTTATCCTTGATTGTGATAGATTCAACAACAACGTCTTCTCTTTTGAGAATGTAAAGGTTGTAACAGGATCTGACGGCCTAATGTCTGCTCTTAGATCTGACTTGACCGG